CAAATCTGACTATTACGCAGCTCGCACCAAGGCATTGAAAGCAACCACTTTTGATCCCGAAGCAGCGGGCAAGCAGTACGATGACGAAAGGACTGAACCATGAAAGCGATCTCCACGACTCGTAACCTCGAGAAGATGTCTCGCGTACATGAGCCCGCCGGTGAGCAGGTGCATCAGATCCGAGGCAAAGGGATGAATATCGGCGGTTCCGACCCGCGCGCATCTAACAACGTCAAACCTATTTCACAGCCCCGCATGCCAAGCGGTCAGGCCCAGAGCTACCTCCCTGCCATGAAGAACGGCGGCGTTGTGCCTGGTGTCCCGCACCACGGCAAGGGCTGCTAACGAGGTCCGCATGTGCGGATATTACCCGGCCAGGTAAGGAGTTACATCATGGCAAACATCGACTTCCCCAAAGGGGGTAAGACCAAGATGTTCAGCAACAACTCTGCGGGTCCGCAGGTTGCTGGACAAAGCTCAAGCATGGGCAAATCAAGCGACAAGTTCGCAAAAGGTGGTTCGAAGGTTGGTACGTTGAATACCTCCGCCGGTCCACAGAAGGCTGGTCAGACATCGTCTGCTGGTCGTTCGGGCGACAAGTTTGCTTCGGGTGGCAAGACCCACATGTTCGGCAAGGGCTCCGCTAACGCTGCTCGTCCGAAGTGAGGTGCTTCCATGAAGCCCGAGGACCACGTCAAAGTATCTAAGGGAAAGCCTTACGAGCGGGAAACTCTTCCTGATCGTCATGCGCCAACCCAGATCACTGGCGGCGATATGTATAATCGCCGTCGCAACGACTATCATAAGAATTCGAAAGCTCCCGATTTTGAGAGCATCTTCGGTACTCTTGTGATGCCAAAGCCACGGTGATCAATGGACCGTGAGCTGATTTTGGCAGCCGCCAAACTTCAGAGAACCGCCCCCGAGAGCTGGAAAGAGTTCTTGGGGGCCTTTGAAGAACACACCAACAAATCCCGCGATAACTGCATCTCGTCGCCACTGGAAACACTCGCCCTGAACCAAGGCCGCGCACAAGCTTGTGTCGCGCTCCTCAAAGTTCTGCGCGACTGTATTTCACTCGCTGACCAGATCGAGAAAGCGAAAAACAGATGACTAACCTAGCTATTCAAAACGACCCAAACATTGTTCTTCCTCCTTCCGTACGCGCTACCATTGCCAAGGCAGACGCCTACTACGTCGAAGATCAAAATACAGAAAATGCACAAGATACGGAAAATGTGCAGGATCTAAACAATGCGGACACTCCCACCGAAGCACCAGAAGCGACCGCCGCCCAACCTACCCAGGACGAACAGCCCAAGCCCGAACCTACCCAGGTCACGGATGGTAGCGAAGACGACCTAAGTTGGGAACGCCGCTACAAGGCTATGAAGGGACGCTTCGATCGGTCTCAGGATCAGATCAAGGCAATGTCCGAACAGATCTCCAGTCTTCAGAATTTGATGGCCACATTGCAGACTGTGCGGCCTGATGCTGGCTCTGAATTTGGCGAAGCACCTGCTTCGACGAAGCTTTTGACCGAAGATGAAGAGCGCGATTACGGCCAGGATTTCCTGAAAGTTGTGGGAAAGAAGGCTAAAGAGGAGCTCTCTCCTGAAGTTTCTGCGCTCAAGAAACAGGTCGCTGATCTCGAGGCGAAACTGACGGGTGTCAATGGTTTCGTGGCACAAAACGCACGCGAAAAGATGCTCAGCGATATGGATGCGCGTCTTCCCAATTGGCGCGAAGTCAATGTCAATGATGAATTTAAATCATGGTTGGCCTTGCCTGATCCTTATTCTGGTGTTATTCGTCACGATATGCTGAAGGCAGCATACGCCGGAAATGATACCCGCCGTGTACTTGCTTTCTTCAATGGCTTCCTCGCTGAAGAGGCTGCCGTGGCCCCCGCCAGAGCGGACTCGGATCAGGGGACAGTGGTCCCCAAGATCCCACTCCAAGACTTGGCCGCGCCCGGTAGAGCTAAGACAGCTGCGGCATCTGGTGCCCCCGCTGAGAAGCCCTTCTTCACACGCGCTCAGATTGCTGCGTTCTACGCGGACTGTGCCACCGGCAAGTATCGGGGCAAAGACGCGGAGAAAGATCGGATGGAAAAGTCCATTTTTGATGCTCAGCAAGAGGGGCGTATTCGATAACCCTTCTTTGAGGAACCATAACCATGTCATTCGGTTCAGCTACTTCTGGTACTACCCCTCCGCTTTGGCCCGCTGGCTCTACTGCCAACGGTTTGAAGGCTGCTGGTTTTATCCCTGAAATTTGGTCGGGCAAGCTCGTTGAGAAGTTCTACGCTTCCACCGTTCTCTCTGCTATTTCCAACACCGACTACGAAGGCGAAATCAAGCAGTTCGGCGACAAGGTGAACATCCGCACCAAGCCGACCATCACCATCAACGACTACCTGCCCGACGGTGACCTGTCCGTACAGCGTCCTACCGGCGGTCTGCTCACCTTGAACATCGACCAGGCAAAGTACTTCAACCTCGCCCTGGACGACGTCATGAAGATCCAGTCCGACGTCAACCTGATGTCTGTCTGGGCTGACGATGCTTCTCAGCAGTTCAAGATCACCATCGCCAGCGCTGTATTGCTTGGTATTCTCAACCAGGCTGGCACGAAGAACAAGGGCGCGACAGCCGGTGCAATCACCAGCTCGATCAACCTCGGTGTCACTTCGTCTGGTCCTCTGGCTCTGGTGCCCAGCAACGCGACCACAGGTCAGGTCGATGTTCTCGACATGCTCCTGCGTCTCGGCCAGGCTCTCGACGAGCAGAACATCCCAGAAGAAGGCCGTTGGGTCGTCCTCCCAACCTGGGCTGCCACGCTGATCAAGAAGTCGGAACTCCGCCAGGCTTACCTGTCCGGTGACTCCGTCTCCATCCTGCGTAACGGCCGTTTGGGCGCTGTTGATCGTTTCACGATCTACGCTTCCAACCTGCTGCCTTCTGGCGTCGCAGCTGGCTTGGCTGCTGGTGAATATGTTGTGTATGCCGGTCATGCCCACGGCCTGACCTTCGCTTCGCAGTTCACCAACGTCGAAACGATCCGCTCCGAGCGCTCGTTCGCTAACCTGCTCCGTGGCCTCCAGGTCTATGGCTACCAGGTTGTGGACAACAAGGCTCTCGCTCAGGCGATCGTGACCAAGGTCTGATCCTAGCAAATAACCCCCCGGTCAATGCCGGGGGGTCTCTTTACGGGGGATCAGATGGCGCTTGATACAGTCCAAGATTATCTGGACAAAGCACGGGTACTTCTCCAGGACACAGTCCAGCCGTATCGCTATTCCGATGCGGAACTGGTTTCGTGCCTTGATGAAGCTATTCTGGAATGTCGCCGTCTACGTCCCGACCTTCTGCGCAATTATTTCCGTACGAGTCTGCCCGATTTCAGCCCGACAGCCTTGACTGCTCCGGTGCCCATCGACCCGCAGTACCGCATGGCGTTCGTTTATTATGTAACTGGCCAGGCTCAGCTCCGTGACGAAGAGAACACTCAGGACGCACGCGCAACCGTGTTCCTGAACAAGTTCGTGTCGCAGCTCCTGACCATCCAGGCGTGAGGGGCTCATGGCAAACGCTGACATGAACCGGATGATGGACAATGCCCGGATCCGGCTCCCTGGAGCCACCGACGGCACCATTCAGCTCGAGCTCTTTTCCTGCCTGAACGAGTTCTTCCAGTCGTCCAACATCTGGACGGAGGACGTTCCGTTCCAGGTCTTCCAGACCTCCTTGAACTTTTATGAGAACCCCGAGGCCTTTACCTACGAGGTAACGCCGACGATGGGGGTGATCAACCGCTTGATGTACATGCTGGACACCCAGGGCAACCCGCGCGGTGGCTCCATGGCGACGCCTGGTGTGATCATCCTTGATTATTCGCCTGAGACTGACACGACCTACACGGCCACCGTCGGGCTCACGGTAACGGATCCCACGACTCGTGACGGATATCCCGAGTTTCCGGCCTGGATCCTGAACAAATACGGCAATGACATCCTCGATGGTGTCCTTGCCCGCATGATGTCACAGCCAGCTAAACCCTACTCAAATGCTCAGCTTGCTTTGGTTCATGCAAAGAACTTTCGTGGTGCAATCTCGCAAGCGAAGGTTGAAGCACAGCATAAAAACGTATATCGTGGGCAGAGCTGGCGGTTTCCTCGTACATTTGCCCGCAGGCGAATTCGTTAATTTGGATGTTACCTGTGGGTGACTAAGGAGTGAATTATGGCTACGTACAATAAGTTCAATCAGTTTACGAAAGACATCATCGACGCGAAGCACAACTTCGGCTCGAATGTGTTCAAGGTCATGCTGACCAACACGGCGCCAACCGCCTCAAACCAGGTCAAGGCTGACATCACTGAAATCGCGGCTGGTAACGGCTATACCGCCGGCGGCACAGCCACCACGATCACCGAGTCCACTTCTGGCGGCTCGGCCAAGGTCGTCGGTTCCAACGTAGTGTTTACCGCTGCGGGCGGCGTGATCGGTCCGTTCCGTTACGCAGTGCTCTACAACGACACGCAGACTTCTCCTGCTAAGCCGCTCGTGGCCTGGTGGGATTACGGTTCTTCGATCTCTTTGAATGATACTGAAACCTTGACGGTGAGCTTCGACGCCACCAATGGGATTTTCCAGATCAGCTAATTACCTGGTGAAGTAACATGACGATTTCGCTCAAACACGCTTTTACTTCCGCCAAGACTGATGGCACTGACTCGACGCTTATCCAGCCTTCGAACTGGAACGCCGAGCATACCATTACGCTTGCGGCTGGTAAGATCATTGGGCGTGATACGTCTGGAGCAGGAGCTGCTCAGGAACTTCCTCTTGCTTTCGATACCAGCGGCAACGCTGCCATGTCTGCCACCGGCTACTTCACTCCGGCTGTTGGTACAGGCGTGCAGCGTCCTGGTACGCCCACCACGGGCATGTTCCGGTTCAACACCACTTCGGGCAAGTTCGAGGGCTATAACGGCACAATCTGGGGTTCTATCGGTGGCGGCGGTACAATCTCCGATACCGCACCTTCAAGTCCTTCCGCTGGTGACTTGTGGTGGAACTCAGCCAACGGTCAGCTTTACATCTATTACACGGATGCCAATTCCTCGCAGTGGGTCATTGCCAATGCCTTCACGGGCGCGACCGGTGTCTATCTTCCCCTGACAGGCGGTACGGTCTCCGGCGACATCTCGATGAGCGGGACGGGGCAGATCAAAGTCCCCTCGGGCACCACCGCACAGCGCTCAGGCTCCCCGACAACGGGGATGCTTCGCTTCAACTCGACGATCAACAAATTTGAAGGCTACCAGGGCTCTGCCTGGGGCTTCCTTGGTGGCGCAGCGGGAGCTGGCGGCGACGACATTTTTTATGAGAACGGAAAGACAGTCACGACCTCCTACTCGATCACATCGGGTAAGAACGCGATGTCCGTCGGCCCAATTACAGTTAACACCGGTATCACCGTCACAGTGCCGACCGGTTCTAGGTGGGTGGTGCTATAATGGCTGGAACAATCGTCGCTGACACAATCAATACTGGAACTGGCATTCAGAGCACGAACAATGCTTTGACTGGCTGCGCGAAGGCGTGGGTTAAATTTACAGGGGCAAGCGGAGCCGTCGCAAGTTCTTTCAACGTATCGAGCGTAACACGGACCAGCACGGGTAAATATTCGGTAAACCTCGCAACCGCTATGGCGGACACAAATTATTCAGTTTCTGTTTCAACGACTCATTCCAGCGCGTCAATTTATACGACAAGCACATTCGTTGATACGGCGGGGGCTACATTGTCAACATCGCTTGTGCCTATTGGTTCGATCCAAAGTAACGCAAATGCGGGCGTGAACGACGAGACAAACGTGTTCGTAACAGTTTTCGGAAACGGGTGAGGATCAATCATGGCAAGCGTAATCAACGCCACTTCATCCGGCATCACTTCAACGGCTGACAGCACCGGCATCATGAAAGTTCAATCCAACGGCGTGACCGTCAGTGCGCTGGCTTGGGTAAATTTCAACGGAACATCCGCATCGCCAATTACGCCCCGCGCTGCATACAATGTGTCGTCGGTGACGAAAAATGGAACTGGTGATTACACACTCAATTTTACAAATGCGCTAGCGGATGCAAATTATTCTGTGTCAGCATCTGCTAGTGTAATTTTAACAGGTACTGGTGGCGCATGTGTTGTTGAAATCTATGATGCTTCTTCAGGTGGCACAAACCCCACAACCAGCGCACTTCGTATATATGTTCATCGGAGCGCGGTCAGCGCTTATGATGTTCCTTATGTTTGTGTAAACATTTTCGGTAACGGGTAAGGTGCGTAAATGGCGTTAGTTCTCGATGGCACAAACGGGATTTCGGGGAATGTGATGCAATCTGCAAACACGCAGGCAACCACTTCTGGTACCGTAATCGACTTTACCTCTATACCAAGCACGGTAAAGCGCATCACTCTTGCGTTAAATGGTGTTTCAACCAGTGGTACAGCTTTCCCGATCCTTCAGCTCGGCAGCGGTACCTTCACAACGTCGGGCTATATCACGCGCGGAATGTTTGCAGGGCAGGCCGCAGTTGGAAACATTACGCCACCCACAAACGGTTTCATGTTGAACACCAGCAGCGTTGGTGCCGGGAACCATTACGGTCTGGTGACGCTGGTCACTATGGGCTCAAACATTTGGATCGCCCAGACAGTAACGGGCTATGATCTCACTGGCGGATCGTATGGATTTATCGGTGGCGGTTCGGTCACGCTCAGCGGCATCCTCGATCGTATCAGGCTTACGACATCAAACAACGCCGACACTTTTGATGCTGGCTCCGCCAATATTATTTACGAATAAGAGGATCTGAAATGTCACAAGTCATCATCTACACAACGCAGACCGGCAACGTCGCAGTCTGCATCCCGACCGGCGAATTGCCGATCAACGAAGTTCTCGCCAAGGATTGCCCCGCTGGCGCGATCATCGTTGACGCAAACACATTGCCCGAAGCAGACAATGATTTCTTCGATGCTTGGCGCCTGAACAACGGCGTTGTGGCGGTTGACCTCACGGCAGCCAAAACCATTCACTCTGCTCGACTCGACGCCGCTGCAAAGGCTGAGGCAGCACATCGCTCGACAAACACGGGCATTGGTATCTCCAATGCGATCTCCGACGCCGACTTCATTGCAGCCCTCAATGCAAAGCGCGCGGCGATTGCTGCTGCGACTTCGACTTCTGAGCTCCGCGCAGTTTCGATTAACGACATCGTTACTTCATAAGGTAAAGCGATATGGCACTCGATTTTCCAGCTTCCCCGACGACCGGCCAGACCTTCAACTCAGGAGGTCAGGTATGGACCTATGATGGCCAGGGATGGGTCAGCGCCTACCAGGCGTCGGGTGCCGTGCGCGCGTCGTTCACTGCATCGGCGAGCCAGACCAGCTTCACAGTTACAGGCGGGTATCTGCCCAACCTGATCGACGTCTACCAGAACGGCGTGAAGCTCATCAACGGCACGGACGTGACGGTGACCTCTGGCACCACGGTCAACCTGACGGTCGGCGCAACGGCTGGCGACATCATCGAAGTGCTGGGCCTTTCTAGCTTTGCAGTTTCAAACTACCTGCCGCTCGCTGGCGGAACAATGTCTGGCAATTTGATCCACGCGACGGGAGCCAACATACTTGGCGACTTTAGCAACTCGACTCTGCTCAGCCGCAGCAACTTCCAGACGAGCACCGTTAACGGAACCACTGGTATCTACGCCCTTCCCAGTGGAACTGGTACGGCTGCATCCTGGCAAGCAACGAACGCTGCGGACCCCACGAACGCCAGCAAAATCCTGATCGCCACCAATGGCTCCACTGATGTGCAGCTTGTTTCTGGGCGCAACGGGACTGGCACTTATTTGCCATTGTCATTCTACACAAATAACACGCAACAGTTGCAGCTTTCCACGGCTGGTATTCTGACTGGCACGGCTGGCAACTTGATGCTTATACAGGGAACGGCGCAAAATAGCACTAGCGGCACAAGTATTGACTTTACAAGTATACCTTCTTGGGTCAAACGCATTACCGTAATGTTTAATGGCGTTTCTGTTAGTGGTACTTCTTCCGTTTTGGTACAAATTGGAACAGGCGGAGTACCTACAACAAGCGGTTACGTATCATCCAGTGCAGAAGTATATTCGGCGTCAGGTATTATTTCGTCAACCGCTGGATTTTTAATCTACGTAAATAACGCCGGATATTTAACCAGCGGTATAATCACACTTGCAAACGTCTCAGGTAATATCTGGGTCGCATCTGGAACACTGGCAAATACAGCCGTTGTGCCATTTGTTGTGTCTTCAGGTGGAACCGTTTCGTTGGCTGGCATCTTGAATATGCTTCGTATTACCACAGTCAACGGCACAGACACATTTGACGCTGGCAGCGTCAACATCATGTACGAATAAGAGGATTAAAGCATGAGTATCGCATCATATCTTTCTCAGCTTTTGAACTCTTCGGGATTGGTTCCGGTCGGTAAGATCAACGCGACAGGTACTCCTGGCGCATCAAATTTTTTGCGTGGCGACGGTGCGTGGCAGACGCCGTCGGGCGGCTTTTCCAATATGTCTGTTGCCCTTTACGGTTCCGCCATCAACTCGTCTGGATCGTCACTGGTTTGGAACAGCAACGGTAACCTGACTTGGACCGTCCCAACTGGTATTACGCAGTGCAAAGTCACCGTTGTTGGTGGTGGAGCAAGTGGTTGTTATGCTTATGTGTCAGGTGCCAATATTGTTGCGGGCGGGGGAGGCGCGGGCGGTGCTTCTATTAGATATGTAACGGGACTTACTCCCGGCGGTACTGTAACGGTTACAGTTGGCGCAGGTGGAGCATCGGCAGGCACTGGCGGTGCCACTACAGTTAACGGTAATGCTGGAGGAACCTCTTCTTTCGGCGCTTATGCATCAGCAACAGGCGGCACAGGAGGCATTTCATCAATTGTCGCACCATGGCAAACAGGGGGAGCAGGTGGCACAGGTTCGTCAGGAACTTTTAATATCCAAGGTGGGTACGGATCATCAGGTGCTATGACGCTTTATTCCGCTTGCGTTAATGCTTTTCCACAAGGTGGTAATGGTGGGAATGGTATTTTTGGCGGTGGCGGGACAACAGGAACGTCAACCGTAACATCAGGTCGTGCTAATACTGGGGGCGGCGGCGCGGGTGTCAATGCTTCTTATATTGGGAATAGCGGCGCAGGCGGTTCTGGCGTTGTTATCATTGAATACTGAGGTGTATGATGAAGTCGGCTCTTATTTCTCCTGATGAAAAAGTTTACAAATACGACGGCACATTGCTTGGCGAGCGCGTTGCCGAAGTGACAGTGCAACCATTTGAAGTTGCGCCCCCGTTGTTTTGGGTTCAGTGCGCCGACGATGTTGCTACAGACCAATTTTATTGGGACGGAAATACTTGTGTTACAATTCCACCCCGCCCAACACCTGTTGCACAGTTAACAACAGCAACCACTACCGGACAAGGCGGTCCCAATGTCGTTGCTTAGTCGCCCCCTCGAACTCGGAAAACTGAACGGCATCATCTACGACTTTGAGAACGCTGGCGACGAGCTCGAGCGGCACGTTCACACAGAAGCCGACGTGCATATCTCCATCGTCGCCCGTGGCTCCTGCAAGGTGTTCGGCGACGGCTGGGAAACGGTTGCTCAAACTGGCGCGGTCCTCGACTGGGAACCGGGCCAGTATCACGGTTTCATTGCTCTCGAGCCCAACACGCGCCTTGTGAATATTATCAAAGGGTAAGGGGATGACCGGTGGCTATAGCGTTTTATCGCGGAGCGTTCGAACCTAGCGCTTTTGAGGTCGCAAAGTTTTATACTTTGACGACCAGCTATAGCACTTATTCTCAAACCGGATACGCAGCGGGCATCGCTTACGGCCACAAGGTCGTGGCCAATTACGGCTCCTATTCCCAAACTGGGAACGTGGCGGCGCTCACCTCCACCCGCAAGCTGGCGATCGCCCAGGGGGCATACGTTTATACCGGATACCAGGCTGGTATCGCCGCCACCCGCAAGCTCTCGAGCGCACAAGGCACGTTCTCTCAGACTGGATACGCTGCGGCTCTCGCAGCCACCCGCAAGCTCACACTTGCCCAGGGCGCTTATTTCCAGACGGGCTATACGGTTTCGCTCAGGGCAAGCCGTGCACTCTCGTCAGCCTATGCAGCCTATGGTCTAACCGGTTACAGCGCGTCGTTCAGGGCCGCCCGCCAGCTGCCTTTGACCAAGGGCACGCTTACCTACCAAGGTAACATCGCCGGACTTGCTTATGGTCATAAGCTAAATATTGCTTATGGATCATACGCTTATAATGGCTATGCAAACACCATCAAGGCGACCCGTCAGTTGCCGGCAACTACCGGCGCCATCTATGGTCAGTACTTCCAGACGGGTTACACTGTCAGATTGATCCATGGCTATATGCTTGGGATCGGCGGATCCAGTTACCTCAACGCCGGCCAGAACGCACAATTCAGTGCAGCTCGTCGTGTGGCAGCGGGGCAGGGCGCCTACGGACTTGTTGGTTACGGCGTTTCCCTTGTCAAAATTCTTTCACTTGGTGCTCGCGGAACGTCGTTCTCTGTTACAGGTAACGCCGCTGGCGTGGCTGCGCAGCGCCAACTGGCGTCGAACTATGGCACCCTGTCAGTCTCTGGCCAGCTCGCAACCATCATTGCTACACGCGCTTTGGTGGGTGATTACGGCGTTTACGCCCAATATGGCGCTGGCACCCTCAAGTATAACCGCAATCTTCAAGCCTATCTTGGGGGTTATTCGGTTGTCTTCAATAATGCACGCTTGTATGAAAGCGCTTTTTTCTATACAGATAATGAAATCATTTATGTGCCGACGGAAACCAACTCCGTAGTTGTTCCCGCTGGCAATGTTGATGCCGACGTTACGATTGAGGTTCCATTCGAGATCCAGCTGCTCCAAGTCGAGGAGGAGTATCGGATCATCAAGGTTCCGGCAAACGATAACATTGAGGAGCTTGCCGAGTACCGCAGAGCGGTCGCGGAGAACAGGATGAGGGTGAGGCCATGAAGCTCGCCAATTTTGTAAAAACTCCAGCTGAGCGCAAGCGTTATACGCTTGACTATTCGGACTGGCTGGATACTGGCGAGACCATCGCTTCCGTTACCTTTGGGGTAAGCCCATCGACGACGAACACACTTCAGATCGACGCTTTCACAATTGGCAGTCCTGCCACTTCAGTCATCTTCTTTGCGAACTTCGGTGACGCAACTAACCAGTACACGGTTGATGTCCAAGTCACGACATCGGGCGGCCAGACCAAAGAAGACACCATTCTCTTCTCAGTCAGGAGCGCCTAATGGACCCCGTCGAACTCTCAAAACTTTTAGAACAAGCAGCTGAGAAGGGCGCCAAGCGTGCCCTCGAGCGTATCGGTCTCCATGACGAGGACGCCGGAAAAGATATCTACGACCTCCGCAACCTGATCGACGGGTGGCGCGGAGCGAAGAAGGCAGTCAGCTCCGCCTTCCTGCAATGGCTCACAGTCGCGATCCTGGGCCTTATGACAGGGATCGCCTATTTCAAGATCGGAGTGGGTAAGTGAACCTCCTCAAAACTTTTGGTCCCCTTCTGGGTCAGATTGCCCCGACGATCGCTACCGCCCTTGGTGGTCCGGTCGCAGGCCTGGCTGTCAAGACGCTCTCCAATATTCTCCTGGGCCACGAGAATGGCTCGGACGACGAAGTGACGTCGGCCATGGCCGGCGCGAGTCCTGACCAGCTCGCTGCTATCAAGCGCGCTGACAACGACTTCAAAGTCCAGATGGCGACGCTGAAGATCGACCTGGTGAAGATCGCAGCCGATGATCGCAACTCGGCTCGCCAGATGCAGATCGCTGTGAAGTCGCAGCTTGTTCCCACGCTGGCAGTGATCGTTATTTCGTCCTTTGTTGGCGTGACGATCGGTACTCTTCTTGGCTACGCCAAGATCGAAGGAGCGCTTGCTGGAACTCTCGTTGGGTATCTCTCTGCCAAGGCAGAACTCGTATTGTCGTTCTATTTCGGTTCTTCGGCTGACAGTGAAAAGAAGAGCGACATGCTCTATCGCTCAACTCCTACGGGGTGATCATGAATTTCATCGGCGCTGCCATTCGGCTCAAGTCAGCAGATCTGGAGATTGCCGCCCGTGAACTCGACATCGAGCTCGCGGCGCTGAAGGCCGTGATCGCTGTCGAGACAAGCGGTTCAGGCTTCGACGCGCATGCGCGCCCCCGTGCCTTGTTCGAGCGTCATTTCTTCTATCGTCACCTACTTGATCAGCCAGCCAAGCTCGATCGGGCAGTGAACCTTGGACTCGCCTATCCGAAGTGGGGCACGCGGCCCTACCCCAAGGGCTCCGACGGTGTCTACCAAGAGATCACCAATGCCTGCGAGATCGACGAGGAAGCTGCTCTGCTGTCCACGTCCTGGGGCCTTGGTCAGATCATGGGTGAGAACTTTCGCCTCGCCGGATGCGCTTCCGTACATGAGATGGTCGAGCAAGCCGTGACATCCGAATACCTCCAGCTTCAGCACATGATGAATTACATCACTGCGACTGGGCTGGATGACGAACTTCAGAAGCGGGACTGGGCCGGCTTTGCCCGCCACTATAACGGCCCTGCCTATCAGAAGAATGAGTACGACGTAAAACTTGCAAAAGCTTATGAGGTTTCAAATGGCTAAGATGACAATGAAGGCGTTCGAAAAGACCGCCATGGACAAGAAGATGGACAAGGCTGGTGCTAAGAAGGCAGGCGTGTCCATGAAAAAATGGGAAGGCTCGAAGGCTGATGACAAGGCCGACAAGAAAGCCATGGCCAAAATGAACAAAGGCAAGAAGTAATGGCAAAGTCCCCTGCATGGCAGCGCGCAGAGGGCAAGAACCCCGCTGGTGGCCTCAACGCCAAAGGCCGCGCCTCCGCGAAAGCAGAGGGGCACAACCTGAAGGCACCAGTGAAGGCAGGCGACAATCCTCGCCGTGCGAGCTTTCTGGCCCGCATGGGGAATATGCCAGGCCCAGAGCACGACGAAAAGGGACGCCCAACACGTCTTTTGAAGTCGCTCCAGGTCTGGGGAGCATCATCGAAAGCTGATGCGAAAGCCAAAGCCAAGGCGATTAGTTCTCGCCTGGGGAACAAAAAGTAACAGTGTGAGTAACAAGTTATGGCAAAAATTGGAAAGAAATCAATTATGGTTGATACTCCAGAAGACGTGAATATCGGTGACGCCGTTGAAGCCGCAGTTGCTGCTGTGGAGAACGTCGTAAAGGTCGCTGTCGCGGACGTTGAAGAAGAGGTCGTTGAGCTCTCTGAAGCAACCAAGGCAGAGATGGCCGCAGGCCTCGAAGCACTCAAGAAGTTCGTAACCGGAGCGTAACCTGTGGTCGCGCTCAAGCTCCAGAACTTTGGTGGTCAGATCCCGGCAGTGGACAATCGTCTGCTGCCGCAGGACTCTGCTGCTCTGGCGCAGAACGCATGGGTCTACACAGGTGCACTTGAGGGGATGCGTCAGCACAAGCTGATCTATACCCCAACAAACCCCGACGCCAAAAAGATCTATCGGATACCCAAACAGTACTACGACAAAGATCATATCCAGGACTCGTACTGGCTAGAGTTCCTCGAGCGCGACACTGACGTCATTCATTCGCCGGCGGTGGATGACTCGTACGAGCGCTATTACTGGGCTGCGTCTCAGAAATATTATCCGACCGCTCCTCAGTATAATACCAAGACTCGCATCGCTGCGGGGCAGGCTCCGTTTACGTTGGGCATCCCCGCGCCCACCTATGCGCCTGTAATTTCAAAGAAATTGCAGTCCTATACGATGGACGCAGCAACAGCAGCTTATTACCTCGCTGGTCGCGCTGCTGCGCTCTATCACCAAACCAACTTCGAAGTTGATCCCGAGACCCTTGCCAACGGGCTCCCTGACGTCACCTCGAAGGCCATAGCCTATTCGGTCGATGGCTTCAGTGCTCAGATGCGTCGCAAGACTACGGTTGGTACGCATCGTGTGGTCATCGACGACCATGGCAACGTCACTGATGCCATACCGACGACGCCTGTGGCTGCTATCACCACGAGCCAGCCCACACCTCTCCTGGGGTCTTGGGCCTATGTCTATACGTGGGTTAGTGCCTATGGCGAAGAGTCGCCTCCGAGCCCAGCCGTTACCTTCGACGGTAATATCGATGAGACACGCTATGTGCGCGTGACGGCTCCAAACTCGTCCGTGACGACGAACCGGAATATCACCACGGTCCGTATCTATCGCACGGTCACTGGTGCCACCGGCGCCGCGAGCTACTTCTTCCTCGCAGACATGGACATCTCCAAGACGTCCTACACGGACGACACGAGCGATGTGGATATCGTGAACAACAATATCCTGGAGTCGCTTTACTGGGATCCTCCGCCGTCCGATCTCGAGGGCATGATTGCCATGCCAAACGGAATTCTTGCGGGCTTCCGCAAGAACGAGATTTGGTTCTGCGAACCCTATCGCCCCCATGCCTGGCCGAGCCCCTACACGCTTGCAACGGAGTATCCGATTGTAGGACTGGGTGTTACAGGACAGACGCTGATCGTTGCCACCACGGGCTATCCCTATGCCGTGACTGGCACGCATCCGACCAACATGAACATGACTCGCGTCGCCACCTACGAGCCCTGCATGTCGCGCGGCTCGATCGTGTCTGGCGTTGATGGGGTCTATTACGCCTCGCCCAATGGCGTGGTTCGCGCCTATGGTTATGTAGTTGAAGTGATCTCCAAGGCCTTGATCACCAAGGATCACTGGTTGGATTACCTCTATGTGCAGTCTCTGAGAGCAGCTCGCGTCAATGGTGCCTATTACACCTGGGGCTCTGTTCTGCCCGGCTGCTTTGAGGCCACAGGGTTCGAGGGCACAGCGTTCCTCGAGGATGATTACACCGGCGCTCGCAGTGGGGCACTCATCGAATTTACGAACCAGCGCGTCGCCTACAACACGCTCTACACCGACGATCCGATCCTGAACGTCACGACGGACCATTGGACCGGCGAAGTTTTCATTCTTCGCAAGGGCAAATATTACTGGTTTGATTTGTCTTCAAGCAATCCGCATGCGCCTTATAAGTGGCGCTCCAAGGTTTTCGAGATGCCAAACAAGCGTAACCTCGAGGCCATGCGTGTTTATTTTGGTACACCGGACGGGAACTATTTACCTGACGAGGTAAACGACGCTGACGATGATTACAGCATCAACATGCAGTACGACACGGGAGATTTGGCGATCGTGCGTGTCTACGCGGATGACAGGCTGGTCTTTGCCCGTCAGCTCGAGGTGTCAGGCGACCTTTTCCGGCTGCCATCTGGGTTCAAGGCGATCTATTGGCAGATCGAGATCGAGGGCATCGTGCCAATTTACTCGGTGGAAATCGCGACGGCGGCCAAGGAGCTGAAGAGTGTCTAACACCAAGCCGAGGATCCCGAGCACCCCAACATTCATGCAGGACTTCGTTACGATGTCCTCGACCGTTGCGGCGCTTAAAGTGGCGATGGATACGCTCACGGCACAGATGCACGGGTCCAACTTTACGACGCCGCGTATTTTCATTTTGGACGCAATCCCAGCTGCAACGTCTCTTTACGATGGCGACCTGTGGGTCAACAAGACCACCCAAGCACTGTCGTACCGTTCAGCTGGAAGTTGGGTTACAATCTACGATCCCGTGGCGATCGAGCAGCGATTTGCTTCTATTGAAGCAAAAATTTCTCCCAGTGGTGGCGGTAGCGGTCTATGATTGAATACAATAACCCTGTTCATGCAGAGCTTATTGCGGACCGGTCCAAGGCGATCCTGAACAAAGAACTGGACCAGTGCATTTCTCGCACCCGTGACGGCGAGCTCATCGGCGGGGGCATCTACACAAATTATACTGGTCGTAGTATTTGTATGCACATTGCAGGTTTCGTATCTGATTGGCTCAATAAAGATCTGCTTTGGGTAGCGTTTCACTATCCTTTTGTGCAGCTTAAATGTCAGAAGATCATAGCAATGGTGCCCGCCACCAATTATCATGCACTTGAATTCGACAAGAAATTGGGGTTTAAGGAAGAAGCAATTATCCGCGACGTCTATCGTGAGGGCGATATGATTGTGCTTTCGATGTATAAAGACGATTGTCGGTTTCTGAAAATTAAACCACAGACAATTGCACAGACGGAGTATGACTGATGGGTGGCGGAAAAGGCGGCGCACCTGCGGCACCCGATTATGGCCCGATTGCTGCGGCCAGTCGTGATGCGGCGGCTATTCAAGCTCAGCTAGGTCGGGAACAGCTCGACTGGGCGAAGCAGCAGGATGCGATGAACCGCAGCCTTGCGAACAAGGTTGTTGGTTCGGCCCTGGATACCCAGGCTGTCAACAGCGAAAACGCTGCCTATGACCGCGCTCGCTACCAGGACATGTACCAGCCGCTGGAAAACCAGGCGGTTGCTGACGCTCAGTCCTACAGCTCGCCAGAGCGCCAGCGCATGGAGATGGGCAAGGCCGAGGCGACGGTCAACCAGACATTTAACGCGCAGCGCCAGGGTGCTCTCCAGAACCTCGAGAGCTTCGGTGTCGATCCGACATCCACCCGCTATGCGGCGTTGGATCGTGGCATGCAGATCAACCAGGCAGCGGCATCTGCTGCGGCTGGTAACCAGGCCCGTATGACCACTGAAGCCCAGGGTCGTGCGCTCCGTTCTGAAGCGATCAATGTGGGCCGTGGCTATCCTGGCCAGGTCGCACAGACCTATGGCACGGCGCTTCAGGCTGGTAACCAGGCAATCAACTCATCGCTGGCGACCACACAGACCGGTGCCAACACGATGGGCACCGCCCCTCAGTATTTCGCGGGTCAGACCAACAATCTGAACACCTGGGGCAACACCCTCAACATGGGCTACCAGAACCAGCTGGCCCAGTACAACGCGAACCAAAACAGCTCGTCGGGTTGGGGATCCGCGCTTGGTCTGGCAGGTGGCCTGCTCTCTGCGCCGCAGTCGTCGATCATGGGTGGCATGCTTGGCTTCGACGAAGGTGGCGCAATCCCTGATGACGGTAGTCAGGGCGGCCACGTTCCGGTCTCTGCCAGCCCCTCCCAAGGCGCTGTCGTCGATGACGTACCAGCTCGCCTGACTCCTGGTGAGTTCGTTCTGCCCAAGGACGTTGTCCAGTGGAAGGGCGAGGAATGGGCTCAGAAGGAAATTCAGAAGGCGCGCGAAGCCCGCAGCAAGGCTCAGGCTCGGCCCACCATGAAGGCTGCTTTGCCGCAAGCTCCAACTTTTGCATCGCGCTCCGCCGGTGCTCTACCTGTGGGGTAATCCATGTCTTTCGGTCGTGAAGTAAAAGATTTCATCAGTGCGTTTGGCTCAATGCGGCAGCTCCAGCAGGGGCAGGCAAAGTCCGACTATTACAACGCTCGCGCGAAGGCATTGAAGGCGTCCACCTTCGACCCGGAAGCCGCCGGCGATGAGTATGATCGCAAAGGCCCCGGCGCCATCGACACGGGCGACGACCATGACCATGCAGGTGGTACGATCAATCACGCCAGCATCGCAACATACGGCGATCCCCGCCAGCCAGACTGGGCGAAAAACAACATTGTTACGGTCGAAGCACCCAATGGCGTGAAGTTCCAGGTCCACAAGTCGTCAGCTGACGATTACAAGGGCTTCCTGAAAGAGCTCAGTGACACCGGATACGAGATCAAGGACGGCGGCGGCCACAACGTGCGCAACATTGCTGGTACGAACAAACTGTCCCAGCACGCCTTCGGTAACGCGATCGACATCAATCCAGGACCGAACGCTCGTGGCGGCAAAGGGAACCTTCCCGACAACATCAATGACATTGCTTCGAAGTACAACCTTACCTGGGGAGGTAACTGGAAAAATACCGACCCCATGCACTTCGAATGGCATCCTCCGGCCAACACCAATACGGCTGCGCCATCTAACAATATCCCAACTCCTCCTGTGCGCCCTGCCGCTCCCACTTCAGCGGGTGAGCCCTATCGTGTGGGCGCGCTGGATGACACAGATGCGAGCCCTGATGGTGTGCAGCTCGAGCAGTTGGCTGCCACTGGCGGCATGATCCGCCCTGTTGCGTCTTATGAAACCGCTGGTCCCGTGGATGACTATGATCCCGATATCGACAGCGGCCCCGATGAACTCGACCAGATGCAGGCGCAACATGCCAGTGCCAGCGAAGCCGAGGGTGACGGCGGCGGTGGCGGAGACGATAGTACTCTGTTGGGTAAAGCGCTTCACGGCGGCATGACCTTCATGCAGAGCCATTTCGGGCTCGGTCAGCAGAACGCAGCCGTGGGTAACGACCCCCAACGTGCTCAAGCCCAGCGCCGCTTTATGCAGGGTGAAGGCGCGATGGATCCGCACGAATATGCTGCGGCGTCTCGCGCAGTCGATCCTCGCGGCAAACTCAACGACGCCCAGCGCAACATCTACATCCTTGAAAAGATGTATGATTTCCATCTTCGCCGTGGCGACCCCGCTTCGGCTGACAAGGCTGCGGCTGCGCTGATCCAGTACACGTCCAACCAGGCCGCCAAGTATGGTCAGGCTGCGGTCGAGGCTGGCAAGCGCGGCGACCTCAAGGGCATGGTGGACAATGCCAAGAAGGGCTACGAGTTCACTCCCGATGGCCATGACGCCGACGCAGAGATCCGCCCTGACGGTAACATCGAGATTACCCGCAAGGATGCCAAGACTGGCGAACCTAACGGCTCGATGACTGTCACACCCCAGCAGCTGTTCAACGCGGCGGTGGGACTCTCCAACAAGTCATCCTACTGGGACTCGCTGATGGAAGCGGGCTCTCGCTATAACGCCACCCGTCCTGGAGCTCGCAACCTTGCGATGCAGCGCGCGACTGGATTGATCGAGCAGTTCCGTGCCGCAGGTGGCGAACCCGACAAGCCCCAAGGTGCTCCTGCTCAGGCGGCTCCTGCTCAGGGTGCCAAGCCCCAGGGCGCTGTTCCTGCTTCTGTTGATGGTGATGGTGGTGGAGATCCGGCACCGGCACCTACTGCTTCTGTACCGGCCGCTCCTACCCCTGGAGGTAACCTACCGACTTTTGCTCGGGGGGACGTACCGCCAGCTGTTACGTCCAGCCAGGCGCCGGCTGTATCAGACCAAGATACAACTGAGGGCAGCGGTGCAGGCGAAGAAAGCGTCGTGAGTCCTTCAGGTACTGCCAGTGCAGCGCCGCAAGGTGCAGTTCCGACCAGCCCGAATTATCCACAGCTTCAGCGTCCGTCGGTTCCGCCCTTCGAGAGCATTGCGCCGCGTCCTGAGATGAACGCTCAGCAGCGCCAGATCATCCAGCAGTTGACTGCGATCAATCCGTCTGCTGCTCGTGCCCTCGAAGCCGAGTGGAAGCAGAACGTGCTTGCGCCGTGGCTCCAGCAGAAGCAGGACTACATGAAAGAGGCGCAGCGCAAGGCTGACCTCATCTATCAGCAGAGCCGTGAAGATCGCCGCGTTTCGGTTTCCGAGGCGGGTGCCAACCGTCGTCAGACGTTCCAAGAAGAGCAGGCAAACAAACGGCAAACATTCCAGGAGCAGCAGGCCAATAAGCGTTCGCAGTTTCAGGAAGATCAGGCGAACAAGCGTACGCAGGCTCAGCAAGAGCATGATATGCGCTTGCAGCAAGAGCGTGAAAATCACGACAAGCGCATGGAGTATTACAAGAACTCCAAGCCGGTCTCGGTCAATGACCTGATGAAGAAGGACGAGAACCAGGACGAGTTCTTCGGTCGCATCAATGGTGCGATCATGAACAACATCCTCTCGACCTATCGTGACGATCAGGGCAAGCCTCTTACCCAGGACGGTAAGCCGATTGACGAGAACTGGGTCAAGCAGCGCATCGGTTCGCAGGCGCTCCAGGCACTTCGCGACACGACGATCGACGTCATGCGCTACAACGGGAACCTGTCTCATGACACGGCTGCGGCTGTGGCACTCCAGATGACTTATCCCGGTCGCACCGGTGATGAAGTCACGCCATACAAGACCAGCCCAGTTCCATCGGTTCCTGGTGACACTGACGATCGTGTGCTCGTGAAGTTCCGTGGCGACAATCCTGCGCTTCGCAGTGTGGTTCTTCCCGCTGAAGCCGTGCAGCGTATGGACATGATCCGTGGTCAGCGCACCAAGAAGGACGTCACCGATATCTTCAACCAGATGATCTCGGGTGAAAAGGAACTCAAGCGCAAAGAAGACCTGGCTGCTGCCACCAAAAACGTCAAGGACCGCGACGAATATTACAAGTCCATTCGCGGTAATGCTGTGGTTCCGTCAGATGCTGAGCTAAAACTTGTTCCCAAACAGGGTGCTTTAGATATAAATAACGGTAAGTCTTTTCCTCGTCTGCCTTTTTAAAGGTTTATCATGGCTGATTATGTTCCCGCTCGGAGTCTAGGTGATGTCATCCCGGAAGAATACCGGGCAGAACCTACCACGGTTGGAGACTATTTCCGGCCAGCCGTTGCCGCCGTTGGCGATCTTGGTGCGCAGGGCTGTGCCATTTCTCGTTACTTCAACGAGAAGATCGGCGACACGGACTCGGCGACGATTGACCGGATCAATCAGCAACAGAACCAGGACTGGGCCGACTCCGTTCGTGCCGGCATGTCCAACACTGCACGCGAAGGTCTCGAGTCCAGCGTCCTGAGTTCGGACTTCTGGGAACACCCTATCCGCAACGCGATGCTCAAGTCATCGGCGATGGCTCCTGCCATGATCGCAGGCATGCTTCCCGGTGGCCTCATCGGTGACGCGTGGTTGGCTACGACTGCCGCCGCTGGTACCAACGCAGCCCTGAACGTCGGTGCGTTCCTGAACGACGTCGATCAGAAGGTCGATAAGGCCGCTGACGCTGATCTCCAGAAACAGTCAGACTACTACGCTGGCCTGCGCCAGCGCATGGACGAGCCCGAGGCCCGTAAAGAATTCAAGAACTTCATGGCGTCCGACAAGGGGCGCCTGGCGTTGCTTGCCATCGTGGGTGCCGCAGCCGGTGTCACGACCCCTGGCGGTGTGATCGCTCGCACGACAGGTAAGGACGTCATTAATGAGGCTGAGCGCAGTGCGCTTGGTCACGCCCTGGTGCACGGCGGCGAGGGTGCGTTTGGTATGGGTGTGCAGTCTGGCACGTCCAGCGCGGTAAGCCAAAACGCCGCCATCGCTGGTGGCTTCCAGAAAGAGTTTGATCTCCAGCAGTGGTTTTCTGAAGTCGCCGAAGGCATGGGCCTGGGCGGCATCATGTCAGGCGCCACCGGTGCTCTGACCGGCAAGCGCCCTGCAAAGGAAAAGGTTACCGACGAAGGTAAGAAGCCAAAGGTCGAGATCCAGGAGGCTCCCGAAAAGGGACCGGACGCGACCGAGCAGGCTGTCACTGGTACTCAGGAGTCCAAGCCTAACGTCACTGAACCGGTCAACACCGAACAGCAGCCTGCCCCCAAGCAGGAGACAGCTCCTCCGGCAGCGCCTGAACCCCCTGCGCGTCGCCTCCCTGGCGATCTCGAAGACATTTTCATCGGCTCGCCGTTCGACGAGCGCGTTTATCCAGAACGCACCAGCGCACCACGGGAAGAGGATCCCGTCGCGCAGCTCAGGCGTGAAGGTTTCAGCGGCGATGCGCTCGATGAAGAGGGCTATCGTCGTTACGGCAAAGACTGGTTCGATATGGAGCATCAAGAGGAAGCTCCTGCCCAACCGTCTGGTGGCGCTCCACAAGACGAGCAAGTGCGTCAGCTCCTTGCTGCCTTCAACCGGACCGAAGAGAAGCCCGTCGTCCGTGGCCCTAATGATGAGGCCGCTCGTCAGGCTATTGCCGATCTGGACTCGACCGGTCGCACTCGCGAGTCCATGGCCAAGCGCCTGAACGACGAAGAGAACATCCCCGAAGCCAAGCCGCAGCTCGATGCTCAGCGCGACCAGGCCGGCGAGCGCAAGGCGATCCTCTACACGAATGGCGAGACTGCTCCCAATAACCCGCCCGAAGGGTTCAAGCGCACCAAGACCAAAGCCGGCGTGATCGACTACGATCCTACCAAGGTCACCAACAAAGAGGTGATGGATCACGTCAAGAACAACACGCTGAACGATCTCCTCGAGCTCGGACCGCACAACAAGGAAGATGTTGCAGCATCGGTTGCAGCGGGTCATGAGCCCGTCGCCGTTGTCGCTCGCACGCCAGAAGGCGTTGCGACCCGTGAAGCTGCATCGACCACTGAGCTCGCTCCCAAGACCGCAGAGGTCATGGCGCGGACGAAGAAGAGCAATGAAGCAACCGTTGCGATTGAGCCCGTCAAGAATGTTCTTGACGGACGCGCCAACGGCAAGGGTAAGCCCGACGACCTGTTTGCGGTCAACGCGGGCGACCGTCCTGCTCCCAAGGACACATGGGTGCCCCCGTCAGAAGCTGACAGCAAGCTTGTCACGATTGGCGGCATGGACGTCTGGGTTCGCGACAACAAGCTTGTTGGTCGGGTTGATCCTGAAACCGGTGAGAACACCTGGCTGACAAAAGCTCAGAGTGCCACCTTTACGGGCCAGTTTCGCGTTCAGCTGCGCAAGATGCGCGAAAAAGGTGAGACCCCTGAAGCGTCTGCACCGAAATCAAAGCGCGAGACTACCAAGCAGGAAATTGATCGTCTGGCCAAAGAGCAGGCAGCCGACAAGGCACGCAAGTTCGTCACGCAAAGTGCTGACTTCGATAAGGTCGTTGCAGCCCGTGACTCGGCTGATGCGCTGGCCAAACCTTCCAACGTCGATCTGACGCCCAAGGAAAAGGTTGAGCCTTCTGAGGTTCGCAAGGTCGAACTGACCGACGAAGAAAAGCAGAAAAAGGTCGAAGAGGACAACCGCAACCGCGAGGCTAAGGCTCGAGCCGAAGAGCAAAACAAGCTCGCCAAGGCAACGAAAGAAGCCAGCCAGAAGCTCGCCAAGACCAAGGATCCTGAGCAGCGTCGTCAGGAGGCCGTCGAAAAGCGTGCCGACCAGATCAAGAAGGAAATGGCGGCTCACGGCTACACGATCAAGGACGAGCAGGCGCTTCGCCAGGCTGAGCGTGACATTGCAGCAGCCGAGGCCAAGGCCAAGGAAAACAATTCACAGATCGACTTCGCTGCTCGTCGTTGGCTCGACGACACTGCCGGCGCACCTGATGCAGCAGGGCATATTGCCACCGGCACCGAGCGTGCGCCTGAGCCCAATGAGATCAAGCAGTCCTATCCGCTCTCCGTGGCAATCCACGCTGCCGACGAGAGCAAGTTCGACAATGTCTCTAAGCCGATGCGGATGCTCCTCGATGGCCTCAAGAAGCGCCTCGAGGACACGATCGGTCATGTGGATGTCCATGTCGTTACTCAGGAGACGATGGACAGCCTGAACCCCAACAAACCAGCCGGCACCGTGAAAGCGTATTTTGACGCCGACAAGAACCACATCGTCATCAGTGACCGCCACGTCGGCAAGAACGGCGCGATGGATATGCGCGTGCTCGCCCATGAAGGGATGCACGCCCTGATCGACCATGCGCTTGAGCGCGACACGAACATGCAGCGTGTCATCAACCGGATGATCGATCATCTCCGGTCGGAGACCGATGAGTATTACCACGGCTTCAAAGACCCCCACGAGTTCATCGCCGAGGCGCTTTCCAGTCCGAAGTTCCAAGAGCTCCTGATGGAGACCAAGGCTCCGAAGGATCTGATCGCGGAGCTCAAACTGGATAAGGCGCCTGGCAACGGCTCGATGTGGTCAGCGATGATCGAGTCGATCCGTCAGTTTGTCCTGACTAGGATGCCGTGGGTGGCCAAGGACGGCCACAACATGATGTCTGCGGTCCTGCGCGTCGTCGATAAGCTCGACCAGAAGGCAGAAGTCATTCGCGCGGTTGAGCAAAAAGAACCTGCAACACCTCGCCGTTTCATGGAGTCCGCTGGGAACTTTACCCCTGAAGGTAACGAGGCCCACCAGGAAAACCTTGACCAGATGTTCCGTGTGCCGCTCAAGGAAGCCTTGCTGCGCGACACGAGCAATCTCGTCCAGATGGTGAGGGATCCGGTCTTCAAGACGGCCGAGTTCATCTCCAAGGCAGCGACAGATCCGCGTGGCACGATGTCAGAGATCGCCAACCGCGATCGCGGCATCATCGCTCAGCGTGCGGCAAGCCTGTTCACGACCAATGACCAGTTCCGCCAGGCTCACGAGTCCAAGCTGCCGATGATCCGTGGGATCTTCGACCAGATCGAGAAGGCCGGTGTCTACGGCGCCGAGCTGAAGGAGCGTGGCACCGACATCGCTGCGGCCCTCTATCGTGCTCAGCAGGCCGTGCCTGGTGCCTTTGATCGTTTCGCTGATCTGATCCAGCGCCAGACCATGTATGGCGTCGATGCCTCGAGCGCGATCGGGGAAGGACGCAACAAGCACCTTGAGCTGACCAGGGCAGCCGAGAAGCGTATGCGCAACCCGTCTGACCAGCACGCAGCTCCCATGAAGAACTGGGAGGCGCGTAACGCCCATGCCAGCCTCAAGGCTGACTATGACGCGCTGGTGAAGGAGCATCCCGAGTTCGCCAAGCTCCAGAAGGCGATGTTCGACTATTACGACCAGTCGCACGCCGCCATGACCAAGGGCATCCTCGACCACATCCTGCGAACCTATGAGTTCGATGGCACGCCAGCTGAGCGTGCGGCGATGGTGGACCAGCTCTACAACAACCGCCTGAGCGACGACATGAAGTCGTTGTTGGAAGCGAAGATCGGCAGCAATGCCGTGTCGCAGATTATCAACGCGCAGGCCTTCAAGAAGATCGAAGGGCCATACGCTCCGCTGATGCGGCGCGGCGAACATGTCGTGCTTGGGGAGTACAAGCTCCCCGAGGCGAAGAACGCGATCAACCGTCCTGAGCCCAACGTCTATGAGTTCAAGACCGCGAAAGAGGCGCACGACTTTGCCGTCAATTCCGGTCTGCACTTCAATGTCGAGAAGGCCTATTACGACAACACCACGGGTGAGAAGACCACCAAGGTCGGCGGCCTGAACACCTCCGGCGGTCCTGAAGAACGCTTCGCTGTCACGCTGCAAAACAAGCACGTCGAGTTCCACGAGAACCGTGAGGATGCACTCGCATCGCACAAGGCGCTTCACGCGTCTGGTGAGTTCGAGAACCTCGCCGTGGGCGAGCGCGACAGGATGCAGAACATGGAAGGTGAGTTCACCGGCCGTGGCGTCATGGCGCTGATCAAGAGCCTCGAGCAACAGGGCGGCTACAAGTCAGCCCCCGAGGAAGTGCGTGAGCAGCTGCGCAACACGATCAAAGAGGCCGGCATCCGCGCGATGTCTGGCAACCGTGTCCAGTCCCGCCGCTTGCCTCGTCGCCGTGTCGAGGGTGCGTCAAACGACATTTTACGTAACCTCTACGATTACAACAATTCAGCAATGAACTATATCGCCCGCCTCAAGTTCCAGGAGCCCATCGAGAATGGTCTCAAGGAGATGCGGGACCATGTCGAGTCGCAGCGTTACAGTGGCAACTATGACGAGCTGACACGGCTCGCCAATCAGGTCACTGACCGTGCGCGTGCAAAAGATCCGAATGACTATACGGGCGCCTATACCGACTGGACGAAACGTCTGGGCACCTGGTCGTACATCGACCGGATGATGCGTCCGTCGCATTTGATCTTGCATCAAACCCATTTGCCGATGATCACCGCGCCGATCATTGCTGGCCGTCACGGGCTGGCTGACACCTATGGCATGATGATCAAGACCTGGAAGCAGGCGACCCGCGCCTATAAGGCCGGTGGCGAGGACTTCATCAATTCGATCGCCGACTCCATGCACAAGGGCACCAACTATGGTGATATGTTCAAGGAGAGCTTCAAGGGCGAGAAGGATGCCAAGCGCCTTGGAGAAATGTGGGACAAGCTGACCGAGATCGGCTGGCTGCACCCGCAGTCCAACAGCGAGATCCAGAAGTACATGCCCGCCACCCAGAAGGGTGGTGTGCTCGGTGGCATGGATCGCGCGATCCAGAAGTTTGACACCGTGTTCCGTCACCTGACGAATTCCACCGAAGCGATCAACCGCTTCGTGGGTGCGTCAATGGCGTATAGGCTCGAGTTCGCAAAGCTTACCCGCGAAGGTATGAAAGAGGCTGACGCTCACGCCAAGGCTATCGACTATGCGCGTGACACGATCTCAAACACGCAGGGTGTTTATTCCAGCACCAACGCTGCGCCGATCTTCAAGAATAAGTGGCTGCGGCCCTTCTTGCAGTTCCGCCAGTTCCCCAACATGATCTATAACCTGTTGGCTCGTACCACTATCAAAGCGTTCAAGGGTGACACCCGCGAAGAGCGCGTGCAGGCAGCTGCAAGCGTCGCGCTCCTGCTCGGTACCCACACCGCCATGACGGGTATCCTTGGCGGTCTTCCGATGGAAGCCTTCAAGATCGCTGGCATGGTCAGCCGTGGCCTGGGCCTGACCCAAGGCGACTGGAACGATGTCGAGCAGGCTGTCTCCGACAAGGTGCTCGAGACGATGGGGCACACGATGGGCGAGCTCGTCCTTCACGGTGCCGGTCGCTACGCCAATGTGGACGTCCACCATCGTATGGGTCTGAACTCGTTCTTCACCTTCGGTATGCCCGACAAGCTGGACAGCACCAACATGTGGGCGTGGATGGGCAAGCAGATTGCTGGTGCACCTGGTGGCCTGGCCGAAGATACCTTCAGAGGTATCCATCAAATGATGAATGGCGACTTCCACGGCGGCATGATGAGGGCGATGCCTCTCCAGATGCTGCGTGACGTTGGACGTGCGTGGGAAGGTGGATCCAAGTCCACAACTGGCTACCAGTACCAGGGCGCCGGCGACACGGCTGCTCGCCTGTTGGGCTTCACTCCCGCCAGCGAAGCGGAATTCTACGAGAAGAAAGCTCAGACCTACCGCACGGTGGAACGCTACAACGATCAGCGTTCTGAACTGATGCGCACCTGGTCAACATCGAAGCCTGAGCGTCGCGAAGAGGTTTGGTCACGCATCCAAGCCTGGAACAAGGACAAGCCCAAGGACGCACAGATCACCAAGGGGGATTTGATCAAGTCCCTCAATCGTCGCGAGAGCTCGGACCGCATCAACGGCATCCCTGTCAACTCGCACAATCGTTGGGCCGTCGAGTCGTCGGCAAGCCTGAATTAAACGAAAGGAATTTGAAGTGAGCAGACGTGATCCTAGCTCTCACCGCACGCCCGAACAGATCCGCAAGATGGACCGTGGCTATGAGGCCACACCTGAAATGCGGAAGAAGCGCGCCATGAACAATGCCGCTCGGGCCATGCTTGCCAAGGAAGGCAAGGTGCATAAGGGCGACGGAAAAGATGTGGACCACAAGAAGATGTTGAAGGATGGTGGCGGCAACACTCGTTCGAACTTGCGCGTGCAGTC